CAGTAAAAATCAAATTACTATCAATTATCATAAATAAACCCCTTATATAATAACTTTTTCAGTGGAAGTAATGGCATCACATTGGCGAACTGGACGGGCAAACATAATGGGTACAGCTTGGGTATTAAAAAATTCACCATATTGTAATTGCACATTGCCACTATCTCCAGACTGCATTTCAAGGGCAGTTAAAACATCGGAATTGCAATACCAAGTAGATTTTTGACGCATATTTTCTGGCATAAGATTTTTTGCTCTAATCAATAAAGCCTGTAAATCAATAAAGTCAGGATCACCCTTGCGTAAGCTCAAACAAGTTGAGTCAACATTACAAATACGCACACAGGCACGCCAATCACGCACAGTTAGGCCGCATTTCCAATTATATTTGTCGCCTACTACCTCAAATTTCTTAGAGTCACTATCTTGAGTCATGTATTCGCCAAGGTCCTTATGCTCAAGTCCTCCAATACTGCCTTTGGGATATATGCCATGCACAAAATTAGCACCCCAAGCAATTAAATAAATTGAAGATTGTTTGTCCTCACTTACACCCCCAGCATCAATTACATTGGGAGAAGCCGTGGAGGGATAACGCATGGCCAGACCATTAAATTCATCAGGATTTTTGGTATTATCACCATAAATCAAAGTATAGGAAACTTTCTGACGCATTGATTCAGTAAAAGCCATACTTTCAGCACGCCTAAAGGCCTTGGCTCTGTCTCCATACAAATTGGTTTCTTCAATATCCAATTCCATTATTGCTTCAAGAATTCCTGTGCCTTCCTTAACCTGCGACCATTTGGACTTGCTTGGGGGAATGCCCTGATATAGCCTGCGCCAATAAACTTCTGGTAAACCAGTTCTGATTTTTGTTAAGTGCCCATCGGTCTGATTAGATTCCATCCATTGAACATCATCAAGAATATCATTGGTTTGATTCATTAATTCAATTATATCACCAGCTGCTTGATGCTTGTAAAAACTTTCCATTTCAGCCAGTGTTACAACTAAACCTTTTGCATATGACATATGTTGCTCCTATAGTTTGTATGTAATTATCCTTTTTCTTTGCGAAAAAAAGGGTACAGTAAAGACCTTGTATTTATTAAAATTTTAATAAAGTACAATAAAAGTGGCTAGTTAGCTAAATTAATATAATATGTTTTGAATAAATTCAGCTTAATAATTTAAAAAATATTGCCATAGTAATTATATGGTTAATGTGTAAAATATGGATGCAAGCTCAGCTTGCCTCGGGGGGGGTGTGGGGGGGCAGAGCAGCCCAGCCACATATAATCTAATTAAGTGGCTCAGCCACTTCCCCAAACTTCTTAAAAATTAACTATGCAGAAAGCTCAAGCTATGATTTAATTTTCCAATTACGCCATAATCTTTCTTCTAGGGGGATATTTGCTCTGTTATTAAAGCCTTGGCTTGGCATATTATCTTCGCCCAGAGTTTTACCAATGCTATATAGAAAGCGTAATACTGCGGGGTGGCTGCCATAGCCTGTTGTACGCATAATGGTTGACAATTCGCCACTGGCATCAAAATGGTTTACTGCCCTATTGGCGGTTAAAATTGTATTTTCAAGGCTAGTGCCACCAAGTTCTGGATCGTTGCTGATTTGTTCTTCCCATGAAGCTATTTGATTTTTATAGCTTTTTAAGGCTTCGACATTTTTTTGTGTGCCATAATCCAGCAAGGATTGGGCTTGAGTATTACTAAGTTTTGTTTTTTGGGCTATTTCAAGAAATTGCTCAAATTCAGCTGAATTAATGTATGAATCTTGTCCATTATTAATTTTTAAATTATAGCTGGAGGTATGTGCATTTTCTTCAGAGTTCAAAAGATTGTTAGTTTTATCCAAAATTGAACCCATTACATGAGTTTTAGCTCTTGCACTAGCATTTTCCCAATTGCCACTTGCTGTAGAATTGGCAGAATTATTGCCATCTAAGATTGAGCCAAGTGCAGCATTTTCACCATAATTTGAACCATATTCTGTTGTATCAGCCATTATTCCTCCTCTTTAAAAATTTTAGTAATGTATGTTGCATCCAATTGAACCAATGTGGAAAAAAGATACATACCAGCACGCCTTAAGCCCTCACAAAATTGTAAATGTTCGCTGGTTTTATACCCTGGGTCAGCAAAAACATTACAAAAATTCAAAAAATCTCTTAAAAAAATTCTGCCACTTTTTGACAACATTAAATCATGCAAAGCCTTATGCTTATGCTGTAAAAGATTTTTTTGCTCTTGTATTTGCTGCCCCTGCTTAAATTCTTGTGCAGTAAATAAATCTGAAAATTCAACATAATTATCCATAATTATTGACCTATTCCCCCAGACAATGCTTGCATGACATTGCCACCCTTGGCATCAAGAGGAACTTTGGACAAGTCCTTAATCATGCTAAGGCCTTTTTCCACAGCATTAGCTTGCTTGGCCTCAGCCGCAGCCGCAGCCCTTTGCTCCCTAATTTCTTCTCTAGCTTTTCTAGATCTAAGCATGTCCACTTCAACTCCCAAATATTCTGCATAGTCATCAATGACATTATCTGCATCAATGGCATCTAAAGCTTCAGGGAATAGACGAGCTAAATTACCAGTAAATAACATCATTTTATCAACGCTTGAGGTGGATATTAATTTTTGAGCTTGTGCCAATAAAGAAACAAATTCCACCTTGATTGCTTGGCCTTGTAATTCTTCTGGAATTGGAGGTAACATGTCAAAACGTACCATCAAATTAAAAGTTCTATCAATTAAAGGCGTGAATAATTCATCATGCAGCCTTTCTAACACTGGCCCTATGAGAATTAACTTTTCCTCTTCTTTGGCTGCAATTTCAGTAGCAGTAATATTTACTCTGTTAGAAGATATGAGCATTCTAAATAAATCATTGTAAAGACCTTGTTTTATTTGACTTTGGCAAGTTTCTATGGCCATGCGTGCTGCTTGAATATCTGGTCTTACATTAATAATGGGTGTGGCAACTTGAGGCGCTTGCCCTGGCATATTTTCTGTGTAGTTGAGTCCACCAGGTCTTAAATCAAGCCCTGTGGATTTTAAACTTGATGAAACAGACATTGGCGGGTCTATTGATTTATGTATGGATTTTAATAAGCTAGTATTCATAGCTTGCAGCATTTTACAATCTGGCAAACAATCCATAGCAGGAGAACGCCCATAAGCACTGCCACTTAATACATCCCAGCGTGGCACAAAGGCAGGAAATTCTTCAAAACCAGATTCTCGTAAAATATGCTTATTATTGCCTTGACCTTCTAGCCAAAATACTGAGGCATAGGGCATATTTAATTGACCTAATTTGTTTGCTCTGCTTTCTTGCCTTGGATAAATTGCATGAATAACATCCCATCTTTGTGAGCTGGCAGCATTTTGATTTTTATCAATATCCTTTATTCTGCTGGGGCAATTAGTTCCAAATTCTTGCACTAATTGTCTTGCAGTCATTTGCATTCGCCTGAATACAGTATCTACACGCCCTGAATGATCAATATCAACTACAAATTGCCCCATGGGAATATTATAAAAACGCAAACCATTTTTATAATCACATATTTCAAACAGCATTCCTATGCCAAAAGTTGCAATATTGCCATAAAGACAGTGAATGGAATTATAAAAATTAGAGCGATTTAGTAAATTACGCATGGCATGTGCACATTTATCTAAAAAGACACGTACAGCTGGCCATTGTGTTAAATCTTCATCTTCAATATTTAGCCTAAACCATGGCCTAGCTGGACTAGTCATGCCGCCCTGCATACCAGAGGCCAATGTACGCATGGCATAAATACCTGTAGAATCAACTAGTTTGCTGTTTAACATGCTATTATTTTCTATTATGCGTAAATCGTCACCTATGTTATGGTAACGCATGGGCAGAAAATGATCAGCTAATGCAGCCCAAGCATAGTCTAAATTCTTTCTTTCTTGCAAAAGCTCACTAAAACGGCCTGCCAAATGTTTAATGTCAGTTTTTATCATTTACTTGCCTAGCATAGTTTTTTTGCTCGTTTTTTGAGCGTCAAGGCCCATAGGATCAGTTAAAATAGAGCCACTTATTCCAGAAGATTTCATGGCCTTTTCTCTTTGAGCTTGCCTTGCCGTTGTAGTTGCTTCTGTGATATTTTTAGGCTTTTGAGTATTTTGCTCCTTCCTCATTTGCTCCATTTGCTCAACCTGCTCTCTTTGCATGGCCAATTGTTGTTCCATTTGCTGCTGTTGCAACAATAACATCTGATTAGAATTGCCTGATGATCCACCTTTTCCTCCTCCTCCCATTATACATACTCCTTTCTGTTAAAAATGCTGATTATACCAGCTACACTTTTTTTGTTCTTATAATGTAAAGTGCAAGCTCCTGGTATTTCACCCAAAATTTGCCCACCTACTTTTTTTGCAAAAATAGTAGCATGTAACCAAGGCTTTGGTGTAAGTCCATAAATTGATTCTAAGGATAAATAGCTGTTATTAAACATAAATTTCAATAATTCTCTACCAATATATAAGGAATTTTTTAAACCCTGTTTAAAATAACACATATGTATACTTGCAGTTTTTGCCTTAAAATCTCTGAACCAAACTAAGGATAATAAATTATAATCTTTATCAAAGATAAGTAAGGGCACGCTGTCATACATTAATTGCATAAAATCATGCTCTGTCTGCACAAAGCCATCATAAAATAAATATTCAAAAATACCCTCATGTTTGATGCGCTTAAATGCTTGCTCAAGATTGACGGCACTGGCTAATTCATAATTAAGCAACATATTTTATCCTTGTTGTAATTTGCAGCTATTACATATTTATTATGCGGAATAAGAATTTTATTTTATGTGGGGGCAGCTCGGCTATCTATATCCGTAATCACTCATTCTTCGTGAACGGCTACGGCTAACACCGCCCGTCGGGTAGTTCCGCCCCCACGCCCCGCGGCAGGTATGATACCTGCACCCATAATCTTCGCGTCAAGATTATGATTGTAGTGGCGTTAAGCTTGACTATGTGAAGGGCAAAGTATTTTTTACTTTTAATGTGGGTCTTGACCACATACCACTCAAAGTAAGCTGAGTTTGCATATATATCGTCATATTAACTATGTAATTGGTTCGAATAATGCAGAAATATCTAATTATATAGTTTAAAAGTTTACTTGTGTATTTTAAAGGGTTTTGAGGTGGCTACATAGGGGAAGTGAAAGTTTTGTGTTTTAGCAAGGCAGATAGGATAAATTATGGAGGCAGTGTACTCTTTGGTACATGACGGAATAATTTATCCTATCTAACGCAGCTAAAACCAAAAATCTCACTTCCCCCCCCTAAAATATGTTATAGTTCATATGAGCCCTTCTCTTACAATTGCTCATATCCAGCACAGGGCGATAGCCTGTAATTGCGTATCGTAGGGCATCAGCGGCATGGCTTGTCCAATCGTGAACTGGTCGTACGGCAAAGGTGTCATATTTTGCTTTCCATTCCTTTCTATAGTTTTTCAAAGAGGCTAAACCAAGTTTACATTTATTTTTATCAAACCATAGACGGGGCAAGTGCGAACGCACGGCGTTAATTCCATCAGCAATGGATAATTGAGGTGCAACACAAAATTTAATACCTAATGAGGCAGCCATTTCCAAACGGCTAATACCTGTACCAAGCTCTCTAACCCTTATGTCATGGGGTGCAATGTGCTTGGCATAAACATATTTTTTGGATTGTAGATAGTTGATATAATATGATAAACCCTCTCCGCTATTTTCGTGATAATCAATAATACGCCAATCTCCAGACGGTTCAACCTGAAAAAACCAAATGGCAGTAGCATCACTCATGCCTAAATCCCAGGCAGTATTCACGGGTAGATGTGGCGTGTATTCAATTTCTTTAATTCTGCCCTTGCTTTCCAATTCTTCAAGGGCATTGGCATAATAAGCCCCCTTAATGGCAGCTGTAAAAGAACATTCAAACTCTTGAGCATAGTCTTCTGGGGTCATACTTTTTTTAATGGCTTTTAATTCTTCTGCAGCAATATATTTAGTTTGCGAGACCTTAAAACAAAACCTTGACCATAGACCAGAATAGTTTTCGCCAGCTTCTTCCCAAACTTTAAACAGCAAATTATTTGTACCCTTAGGCGTTCCCAAAAAAAGTGCACGCCCCTGCCTATCAGCCAACATGGGACGAATAATTCTTGTCCATATTTCTGCTGGCATATCTGCTGGCTCGTCAAAAACCACATCATCTAAATATAATCCTCTTAGGGCATTGGCATTATCAGTACCAAATAAACGTATACGACCCCCAGATGGCAAATCACAACGCAGCTCAGACTCATTAAATTTAACTTTGGGTATATTTTGGGCAAAATGTTTAAGATAATCCCAAACAAGAGCCTTTGCCTGACCACAATATGGAGCTAGGTAGGCTCCTCGCCAATCAGATCGCCCATCAATAATAGCTTGCCTTAATAAATCATTAATAGCCGCAACCGTTTTCCCAAAACGCCTATGGCAAAGCATTACACAAAATCTAGTCCTTTTATCATGGAAAAGCCTTTGTAAATCTCGTGGATTATAAGGAATTAATTTACACATATTAGTTCTTTAAATTTTATTCTGTATTTTCAGAAAAATTATATGGTTTTGTTCCATTTGTACTATCTCCCCAAACTAAGATAATTTTTGAATCAATTGCTTCTATCCCGCCTGCCTCTTCACCTTTAACCGCTCTAAGCAAAGCATGTAATTCTTTAATTTCTTTTACTAAATCTATACTTTTTTCGGTAATTTCGGCTTCAAGCAAGTTATTTGTCAAAACTTCCAAACGTTTTTCTAAAGATTTATAAAGTTTACTTTTGCGAGTTGAAATAATCTTTTTAGCCATATAATATCCTCGCTCTATTCTATAAATTATTTCTTTTTTTAAGATTGACGCCTTAATATATCATCTTGTTTATCTAAAATTTTTTCCAGACGTGAAACCAACTTATTTACACCAATCAAACGAACTTCCATAACTTTAATATCAGAGCGTAAAGACTCTATGGTTGATGATAAAGTATTTATGGCCTTTATATCTGGCAATAGATTTACCCTTGATTCAAGATTATTTAAACGAAATTCATATTCTTTATGATTATCTAAATCATTATTTATATGCAAAATATAATCGTCAGCTCTGACAAACATATGCCTGAGAGACCATAATGACCAAGCAAATAGGCCTTGTATAAATAAAATTAGAATAGATAAACCACCATTGGCTAAATATTGCATTTGCATGAAATCCCCATAATATATATTATTAAAATCCTAAACCCAACATGCCTAATAATATGGACATCACACTGTCAAGTGCAGATGGCGGCAAGATTATATCAGGCCAATATGTTATAATGATATTTCGCCCTATGATTTCAAATGCAAAAATAATAGCTAAAACCCAACCTAAAAAACTACGCCACAATCTTAAATAAGAAATGGGTGCATCTGAAATTTCTTCCATATTAAGCCTATTTTGATCTTCAATTATCCTTGATTTCTCTTTAGAAGCATGCCCTAAGATTTTGCTAACAGTATTTTTCAAAAATGATAGAATTCCTAGCACTTAAACCTCTCTTTCTATGGTTGCCAAGTAATTGAATAGATTTTTACATCTATTCTGCCAGCCACCTAAAAATACCTTTAAACTAGTGCGGCGAGCTGCTAATTCCCTATAAAATTTTTCCCTTAGTCCAATGCATTGCCTTGCCGTATAAAAATCTAAATTGGCTTTTGCCAGTGCTTCTGCCAATTCAATAGTTTTAGACCCGCAAATACCATCTTCAGCTATGGATTCGTAAGGCTCAAGGTTTGAATAAGAGACCACATTTAAGGCCTGTTGCAATTGCCGAACGGCTCTTGGTACACCCATGTTGACGGCAGCATCATAGAGAACAACGGCTATTGCCAAGGGTAATTTGTGGCATTTTGCTGTCTGCCAAAAATATTTTTTAAATAATGTTTTTGCCTGAGATTTTGTGCAGGCTCTAATATCATCTGCATCAATATCTCCATCAGCATCAAAATCAAAGCTTGAAAGATTATTTTTTGGGGCAGTATTAGCACTATTTTCAGTATAATTGGCCTTGAGCTCTGTGCATTCATTTTTAGCCATTTGCCTAAGCCAGCGTAAAGATATTCCTAAATTAGTAATACCCCCAGGGTCTGCACTGTGGTCAACAAGTCCGCCTTCCCATTTTTCCGTAAACTTATGCGCAATATTAAATTTATTAGGCATTGTATATCTCCTTAATTTTATTATAAAATATTCTTGACAAGATTGTTTTGTATAATTTTCTGCATAGGCTGTGTTTCTATTTTGAATGATGTAATGCTCAGCCCAAGAATTTAATAAATGTGTGAGCCTCACATAAGCAAAAACCCCCTCGCCTGTGCAATATGCATAAGCTTGGGGATTTTTGTAAGGTTGAAATGCTTCCCACCCTCTAAAGTGGCTGATAGCAGTGCTTTTTGAAAATTATCAAGATTTTTTGTATAATATAAGCTATTATTTATACAATAAGTATCTAACATTACTATATAAAATTAAATCAACTATTTTTTGGGTTTTATGTCCCAAGGATTACTTTTAAGTAAGTTGCGGATATGTCGTGAGGACATTTTATATTCATGTGCTAGATAATCTATGCAATTATGCTTAGAATTACCCTTTGAAATTAAGGTTTTATACTCTTGATGAATGCTAGCATTGCGTATACGGCACAGAAAGTTATTACAAAATGGTATATATATATCTGTTCCGCCAAATGCCTCCATAAAGCTACGCATGGCTTTAGGCCCCAAAATTTCTTTTAACAGATTATTTTCAGGGATTTTTTTAAAGGGTACACGCACTTCTGTCCCTGCAAATTGAGAAATTAATTTTTGCAATAGTTTAGGATTATCTATAATTCTTAAAATAAGTCTAATAGATTCTGGCAAAAACTTTGATAATTTATATAATGTGCTGTC